CAGCTTGTCCACGTTCTCACGCTCCACAGAGAAGCCTACACCCGTGCCACACATGAGGATGTACATAGTCTCATCGAATGCCCGTGGGCTGTCTATAGGCACGTAGGAACAGTTGTATGCACCCACGTGGCAGCGGTCTAGTGCTGGGCCAGATGTCATCAAGGCTCTCATGCTAGGCATGATGTCTTGGTTCAGTACGGCCTCTTCTAGTTCGCTACGCAGTTCATCTGACAGCACGTAATTGCATGTACTGTACAGGTGGTTCTTCATGTAGTCAAAGTAGCGTTCTACTGTTTCAACCCATGTCTCACGGCGTTGTTCATCTTCTTTCCATCGGGCATACCGTGATAGCGCGATGAAGTTTTGGTAGTCTGTTGGTAGATAATTGTTCATATCTTTCACTCCGTTATCGTTCTCATTGTTCTAATGTCGGCACCTTCCACGTCATAAAAGTATTCACGTATGCCATCCTCTATCTCCTCCCCAACCTGCCCATCTGCAGGTACGGGGTATTCCTCCTCGTCAATATCCAATGTGATGAACATTTTAACTCTCACCATTTGCCATTACCTCTTCAATCAACTTATCCAGATACCACTGGGCCTTCTTCAAATCCTCAAGCGGTTTATCCTTGTAGTCAAAACGCCACAGATACTTGAGTATGTTTCCCTGTAGGTAGTACTTGAAGCCATCGTTAGTGGCTGCAGAGATAGCATGAATACACTCAATACCTGTTTGATTGTAATGTGGTGGGCTGTTCACCATGTCCACATCACCATACGCTTCCTTACCAGCTTTCTCCGCTTCTTCCATCATCTGTTTCATGTACGCCTCGTGTCTCATGCATTACCTCCTGTCTTAGTGTTGAAGTTGAGATGAACTACGTTACCGTCATACTCTTTCTCTACGCCCATCTCTTCCTCTAGTTCTACATCAACTTCCATCTCGTTGTCAATAACACTTGTGACATATTCATGCACGACATTACGAATAGCTTCCTCTTGTTCCATGATAGGCACAGTAGCACACATCATCTTACAAAAGTGCATAACCTGACTGTAGTCTTCATCATCCATTGGGTTCTTGGGAAAAGCCATGATTGAGATATCAATTTCACCACTCCAATGCCCATCATCATCAGCAAAGGGTCTGACCCGAATAATAAAGTCCTCGTCATTTACGTTGTTCATAAGTTCATCTTTGGTCATTTTCTAATTCTCCTTTTAACTGTTGAGTTTGGGTGGCTGATAAAGTTTGGGTGTTTGTCCTTACCTTTCTCTTTCAGCCAATCTTCTGGAATGATGCGGTCATAGTATCTAAAACCATTCTTGATGCACCAATCCCCATATGTTGTCTTTGCTCCTTTACGTATCTTGCTCTTGCTATTCTCAAACACAAACCGAATGTCAAGTTCTGGATGCTGCTTCTTAATCTGTAAGTGTTTACGCCGATCAGCAGCCATGAATCTACCTTTTACCTCGACTATGATACCGTTGTCAAGTATATAGTCAGGAGTATAGGTGCGGTAGGCTAGGTCTTCCCATTCAATTTTGATGGCTTCATATCTAAACGATATTTTATCTGCCTTCAACTTCTCTGCTATGGTTAGTTCTAGCCCACTGCGATACCCATACTTACGTGCGGCTCTCCATGCTTTATGGTACAACTACATCTCCAATATAGGCCACCATTGGTGGAACCTTGGCTTTCGACATAACTGACGGCTGTTCCTTTAAGTTATCCCAACAGTCAAATCTGTATGGGCAAAACTTGCAGCCACTGTTTAGTATCGTGTTGCCTGTCTCCTTACCTCTGAACTTTTCGGCTACAGGCTGGAAACATCGTTCAAACTTATTCTCTTTTACTGTGTCTACGGTTTTTTGTATCTTAGCTATTTCTGTATCCAAGTCAAGTCCTGCCGCTGGCACATACTTGAATTGACCATTGGCTTTATTGACTACCCACCAGCCGCCTACATCCTTACCAGATGCCTTGGCATAACCAGCTAGTTGCCCTACATAACCGAAGCCATCCCCATCAGCCAGCGTTTCATATGATTCAAACTTGTTAGTGTAGGACCAATTAGATGCTGACTTAACATCATCGACTGCACCATCAACAACAATATCATATGTTCCATTAACGGATGCACCATCCAGTTCAAGTGTAACATGTTCAGGTTCTTCATACTTTACTCCTGCTTCTCTCAACAGACCCTTGAATACTGCCTCAACAATATCGCCAAGCATCATGTTCATTATGAATGTAGTCGGCATCGGCAATGCCGCCTCTGGCTTATTCTTCTCGTACCAAAGTTGGCAAGTGGGGCGACCTACGTTTGACATCCGTAGTTTAAAGTCGCCCCGCTTTTTACCGCTGCCGAACTGCTTGTGCAGTGCTTCAGCAATGTCGGAAGAGACTTGTTCAATTGTCTCCTCAGACATCTCTGTTTTGCCTTTGACTGCATCCTCCATATATTGATGGAGTGCAAGTTCAGCACGGTGATGCATTACGCTACCTCTTCATCAATTTCAATGTCAACCATGTCATCGACAACATCAACATCGTCATCTTCCATTTTGGAGTTAGCCTTCTCTGCCCATGCATTGATAATGTAGTTGTTGTAGTTATCAATCCATGACATGAAGTCACCGAACAATGCCTGATCCTGTTCAGTCAACTCAATGGTATTTGAGACATCCAGCGATGCCACAGGCACAAAGTAGGAGGCACCTGTTGGAATCTTACGCTCACTGGTGTTAGCAGTGATTATGTGCTGAATGGGCAAGCGTTGCATCTTTGCCAAAGTAGTGAAGCTGGAACCGATTTCCTTGAAGGCATCACGGTTATCAATCTCCCAGATGAACGGGGTAGGTGCTACTTCAACAGGCTCACCATTCTCATTCGTTGGGTTAATCAACTCCACCTCACCAAAGACAACACGTACACGCTTGATCTGCTTGAGCAGGTCTTGCTGTGACTGCGGGAGTGCTTTGAAGTCTTTGATGTATCCTGCGGGTTTACCACAGTTGAACCCACCGTCATTGTCTTTGAGGTCAATGTCCAGTGTGTCAGCCATCACGCTCTTGACGTAACGATTAGGGTTCTTTGCATCACCCTGCACGAAACGCTTGTGCATGAAGCGTTGCATGAAAGGACGCATCTTGATAGCGGTAGCGTAATGTGTAGGTCCGTCAGGAATCTCTAGCTTATATGCGCCACCTTCTACCACTTCTACGTTCACCTTCTTGCCGTTAACTTCAGCCGTACCCATGATGGGTGAGTGGCTAATGCGTAGACGTGCAAGTGAACTAGAAGAAGATGAAGTCTTCTCATGTGCTATGCCCATAGCTTTCGCCATAGCGGCATAGTTGTTCGTATCTACTGTTGTCAATTGTGTCATACATTTCTCCTTTCTTCAGAGTTTAGAACCGTAGTTATATCACGCTACGTCTTTAGTGTCAAGCCAATTTGATCCTATTTTTGACTCAAGTAAGAGAGGAACATTGAAGTCAATGCCCCATCTCAATGTAATCAAATTAGGCAGTTCTTTGTTAGTCAAGTCAATTATATCTAGCACCTTCCTTTCTTCATCTGGGTGTACATCTATGACAATAGAATCATGTACTGTGTTTACTACACACGACTGCATGTTGTCAAGCAGTTTATCAATATGTAATAGGGCAATTGGTACAATATCAGCCGTAGCAAAAGACTGTACCGGGTAGTTTTTTATCTGTGTAAAGTATGACACACGGCCATTTGCTTTACGTACAACATCGGGGAACGAAAACTCACGTCCAGATGGGGTTACTATTTTCTGTGTTGTGATAGCTTCCGTAGCCAACTTGGAATGCCAAGTGGCAACCCCCGTGTATTTGTCGTTGAAGTGTTCGTAGTAGGCTGCTTCTGCTTGTGTGCGTCCGAACCCCGTTGCCCCGTAAAGGGGCGCAAAGGTGTGGGCTTTTGCATCCTGTCTACTCGTAGGCTGACCAGCTTTACTAATAACTTCAGCGGTGTATGCATGTACATCAAATCCAGTAGATACTTCTTCAATTGCAACTCCATCCTGTGATAAAAATGCGGCAGCACGAAACTCTAGCTGTGCAAAGTCAGCCTCAAGTATCTTACCACCATCCCATCGTGACACAAATACTTTCTTTACAGGGAACGTGCCGCCACGAGGCATGTTCTGCATGTTTGGATTAGCACCAGACAGTCTGCCTGTCGCAGTGCGATGTTGTAGTAGGCTGACATGCAGCATACCATCTTGTTTGGTGTAGTTCTTGATGCCGTCAACAAAGGATGACAGATAGGTATCTACAGCACTAAGCCGCTTAACCTTTGCCAAGAACTCAACTGCATCGTCCATACCTTTTGACTTAGCACCCGCCTCAAGCAATTGCAAGTTGTTCTTGCTAGTTGAGAAGCCATTGGCTGATGCCCACTTGGCAGAAGGTGGCTTAAACTTAAAGCCAGCTAGTGTATCTGTTGGTACAAATAGATAGCCTTCTGTATGGCACTCAGGACATCGACTAGGCTTGGCGAATGGTTCACCGTTCTTCTTTACCTTTCGTATGTATCCACTACCACTACACTGACTACACTGCACTGCGTTTGTTCTGTATAGACGTTGGGTGCGGGTAGCTACCAGTTGTCTGAACTCCGTGTCGTCCATGTATGGGTCAACAAGCGTAGCCCAATCATTCTTGTCGATGACCTTGCGACCATAGATAACCCAAGACAGTTGCTCTGGGCTGTTAAGATTGATGGGCGTATCACCCATAACCTTACGAACATGAACCTGCAAGTCGTCAATTAATTGACTCTTCTCCTGTTCAAATTCTTGACGCACCTCCTCCAACACGTCCATGTCAACCTTGAAGCCACGCTGGTAGATACGTGCTAGTGTTACACACACCTGATTGGTAAGTGTGACTGTATCCATCAGGCTAGAACTGTCTGTCATTAGCTTTCGCATTAGCTTGTCAGATAACTCTTGTGTAGCATGTAGGTCATGCGACAGATATGATGCAAGCAAATCATGTGGTATGTCACGTGTGCTGTATCCCTTAGCAAAGTACTCCTTGAGTGTGTCTTGCTTACGTGTATCAAGCAAGTACCTGTCTGCACATGCCTCAAGAGACAATGGCTCCTTCTGCCCACGCTGCAGCACATACTCGCCAAGCATCGTGTCAAAGACAGGACCATCATACTTGAAGCCGGACTCCCAAAGCCAAAGCAAATCATACGCTGCGTTGTGCGCGATGAGGATAGTAGTTTTGTCTAGCCATTCTTGTACAACAGTATGACCAAAGTCGTCAGCTTCTACCTCGCTATGGTCAAAAGTAACGATACGCTCAACACCTTGGTCACTCAGCATACCCACCATAGTCAGTGAGTTCTCTGGCTCAAATGGGTCAAGGTGTAGCTTACCGTTACGCTTTGTTGTTGTGTTCTCTACGTCTAGTGTTAGTTTCATGCTGTATACCTCGCTGTCTGATACTCTAGCTGGCAGTGTACACTACCATGCCATCCTGTCAACTTGTTTTTGACGATGTTGAGATGACGCTCAATATCTTCCTCATCTTGCCCCTGCACAGGCGGGTTCTTTGCAATCAGAATCATAAGGTCAGCCTCTGCTGCCTTACCTGTGCGACTGCCTTCCATCATGCTTTGGTTCAGCACAATCTTTCCTTCTGCCTCTGCTGATAGCTGTGACATATAAAACACAGCACACTCATGCTGCTTGGCGATCATACGGGCGTGAATAGCATTGGCCTTGAGAGCCTCGTCAGCCCTTGCAAAGCCACCTGTCTTGGCAAACTTGTCACCCATGTCCAGAAGCACCAGATCAGGCTTGTATGCCTTGCAAATGCTCTCTACCCACGCCATGTCACGGCCTGTGGCATCCTTGATCTTGATACGCTCCTTGACAGGTCCATATAAGTCACGTGCTTTAGATGGATTTTCCTTTATCTCACGCATTGTCATGCCTGTAGCAGCAGTCAGGTATCTGGCACCTACACGGTGATAGCCTTCCTCGTTACACAGGATGATGCAGTTAGCACCCTGATGGGCAAAGCCACCGGGAGATGCAATCAGTGAGGCGTGAAAGGATGTCTTGCCAGTATTAGGCCGTGCGCCAATCTCAATCAGGTGACCAGCATTCACCCCTTCAACCTTACGCACCAAACTAGAGATGTTGAATGTCCACCGTGCTTCAAGGTCATTACGAGCAAGCAGAGTTTCAATGTCGATATCATCCCACTCCACCTTCAGATTAGGTGTAAAGTCGTCACCGTACTGTTCAAGCATCTGTCGCAGTGGTTCAAGACTAGACTTGTCACCGTTGACATAATCAAAGCCCAGATTAGCAATGTCTTCACCGATAACCTGTTGAAATAGCTTAGATAACACCTCCTGTGCCACGTCACTGCCCATAGGCTGCTCACGTTTGATGTTACTGAACAGGGATGAAAACCCCTGTTTCTGTGCGGTTGTCAGCGTTGGGTTGTTTGCCATGAACAACGCCTCAATCTCGTCTGGTGTTACATTCCGCTCATAACGATCCATAGCAGTATCAATAGACTGCTTGATCTTCCTTACATCCTTACTGAACAGGCGGTCAGGGCAACGTGCGCCTCTGTGTTCATCATAGAACTCCTTGTTCATCAGGCTTCGTATTAGTGATAATTCCATATGGCTATTCTCCTATCTGTCTGTGGAGAGCATCTAGCTTCTCCATGTCTGTCGGGTTTCTGTACTTTATATCATCCACCAACTTCAATACACGAACATCCGAAACGTGTCCACGTAATTCCTTTGCCATTTGCAAAGTCTTCTTTAGCGCATCGGGGTCTAACGCTATGATGGCTGTTGAGAACTGTGCAAGATACCTTCTATGCGAATCTTGGAGAGATGTACCAAGAAGCGCAACCCCGACAAAGGAACCATAACCAACAATGGCTGCACTCACACAGTCCTCAACAACTACG